TCGCGGTGCGCCTGGTTGACGATGTAGCGCATGGTGGCCACATAGACCGCCAGCGTGTTCGTGGCGAAGCCCTGCTTGCCCATGTAGGTCAGGAACCCCGAGAACCATGCCGGGGTGATGTCGGTGATCAACATACTTCTGCGGCAATAGCCTTGCAGGATGTTGGCAAGAGCCTCATACCTGCGTTGTGTGCTGCCGTTCTTCGTGTCGATGATGCGCTGCACATAGTCACGCAGCGGAACGGCCACAGCCTCCTTGAAACCATACTGGCCGTTTCTCACCTCGACGAGGCGTTTGGCGCAGATGGCCTCGGCCAGCATCATCGTCTGCTTGTTGGTCTCCTTGTCTTTTCGGTTGTGTTCGGGCATGATATACAGGTGCAGATATTCGTATGTCCGCACTCCCTTGTGGTAGATGTCCAGGTAAAGTGAAGTGTTGCCTGACGGCATTTTCCTTTGTCGTAATCTGACGGGCTGTTTCATGATTTTTTGACCTTTTGGCGACAAAGATAGGCAATAGCAACAAAATAGCAACAAAAAAATATATAATAATATGGTAACGATAGGGTAAACTGAACGGCAAGAAACCCCACCCATGCCCCGATATATTACCTATTCGTTACCTTTTCGTTAAATATTCCCCGTTCTTTAGGGTTAAACATGATTGAGCCGCACAAACCGCTGATTGATAGCGGGTTGGCGGTTTTTCTTTTTTCCGTTAGCAACAAATCAGCACCAAAAGCGTCAAAAAATGCCCCGATTTTTGGTCGGGGCAGGTCAAAATAAAATTACTAAAGTAACCGTCTCACGACGTGATGTCGCAAAGGTAGGCATTTTCTTCGAAACAACAAAAAAGAGCCGTAGAAATACGGCTCAGTCACTTTGGTCGGTGCAGGGGCTGCATTATACCAGTTCAATCTTCTTCCCCAGTGCCTCTGCTATGCGGGACAGCACGTCGATGCTGGTGGCATAGGTTCCCGCCTCGATGCGGGCGATGTTGGGTTGTGCCATTCCGCACTTCTCGGCAAGCTGGGCTTGGGTGAGGCCAGCCTCCTTGCGGAGTTCCTGGATGCGCTGGCCGATTTGTTTTGCTACTTCATTCATTGTCAATCACATTCAAATAAATAAACAAAAATAGTAAAATCAAAGCCTTCATCACAATACCACGTTTTCCCTTTTACTTCAAAAATGAGGTCAAATTCTTCTCCAGTCCGCATGTCCTTATAATTTTGAAGGAACAAGCAATCCCCAATAGAAACATAGAGAAGGGCTGAGTTGAATTTATCCTCTAATGCCCGTTCAAGGTGTTCAATGTCAAATATAAAATTTTGACCATGCCCAAGCCCATCGGCAACATCTTCTATTGAAATTGTACCTTTTAATCTATTTTTTGTTTCCATAATCAAATGCACTTAGTCCGTGTCGTGCGCAACTTTTATAATGTTGAATTAGAAAACGTAAAAACTAATTTGTAACCCCCTGCGTAACTTGCAGACGCACTTGTCGCCCTTGCTGCTGAAGGCACGATCGAGAAGGCGGTTAACCAGGTCGATTGCCCCGTCGAGCATCTTGATGAGGCCAGACACACCGACGAGGGTGTTGACCTTCTTGCCGTTCACCATGCCAAAGACCTTAATCTTGAAATTGGCATTAATCTCTGATGTCGAATAATTCAGTTTCATAGTAGTAATTTTATTTTGACGTTTATAGAATGGGGGCAGGGGTGCTGCCCCCGGTTGGTTACTTTTGACAGTATGCTGCCATTGCAGCGAACAAATTGTCAAGTTGAGCCTCACGGGTTTTCTCTTTCAACTCTTTGTGCTGTTCTTCGTTGATGTTGCCGCAGTTGCTGGCATGGTCTGCAAGAACACTGATATTGCTAAGGTTCTTGGCTGTCTTTGAATAGTGATTTGTCTTCATAATCTTGTTGTTTTAATTGTTAGTAATATTATTTTGACACTGCAAAGATATAGCAAATTTTATATACCACCAAATATTTTCACAAAAAAAATATCAAAAAATATATTTTTTAGTGGTTTTCGGTAGGATTAGGCACGAAAAACCGCCACGATCATCACTGATGGTGGCGGGACTAACATTAACTTAAAACTAAATCCCCCTTTCTATTATGAATAAACAAACGAACTAGAATATCCTTATCCCGATACCTACCCCGACATAGGGCTCCCAGGTCTTGCTCTTGAACCCGTAGCCGTAGCCGCCCTGGATACCTACGGTAAACCTGTTGGGGGGCTTGCTTCTTGTGACGGTCTCGGTAATATACTCGGTCTTCTGATAGACCTTGATGCTGTCCAGTGAAGGCTCAAACCCGCTTACCCAAGCATCGTAATTCTCGTTGCCGTAGTGCTTGCTGGTAATCGGCACTTCAACAGCCACCGTGTCGTGTACCATAATGCCGGCGTCAGCAATATGGTTCTCCAGGTTCCCTGTGTCGCGGCTCTGCCGCGGCCACATGGCGGGTAACCACCTCGTTACCCACTTGACATGTGCGCTGTCCTTTGGCGCTGGCAGATACTCAGGGATGGTGTCATGGAGTGTTACGGTGTCGCGTGTGACGCTTTCCTCAATGGGTCGGTCATAGATACCCTTTGCGGTAAAAAAGCCACACAGAGCGCCGATAACCACACCGACCACGAATACAATAAGATGGGTCTTGTTTAGTGTCATAGCGTATCGAGTATTATGCAAAGCAATGCAATGGCGAGGAAAAGCACATCGACAATCATGGCGATGCACGCCACGCCGAGGAATGCTCTATTTTCGCTGCCCTTGCTCATGAATAGTAATATACCAGTTGGTTGTTAGGCTTGCCGATACGGGGCAGGGACACATGCACCCACTTGGGGCATGTCTTGCTGCCGTACTCCCATATCAGTTGCCCCACGTTGATTTTCTTGGACTGCACCAGTTCCTTGATGCAGGCGTGGAGTTTCCCGTTGTCCTTGGGGTTTGTCGCCTTGATGTCGGCAGCCTGACCAAGCAGGTGCTGGCTGCCCTTCACGCCTCCCACGGCAGCGTTGAGCTTCGGGCAGCGGTAGCCGCTCGTCACCACGATGGGCTGACCCCATGCGTCACGGATAGGCTGCAATACTTCCACCGCCAGCTGCTTGAGGGCGGCCTTAACCTCGGCATTCGGGGTGTTGTTGATGCCGTGGTTGTTGGCGGTGATGCTGAACACCAACTCCTCTAAAGAAAAGTTTTTAGACAGTTTCATTGTCGCTCTCGCTTGCTTTGTCGATGATGTGTTTTGCGATTTCCACAGCCTGCTCCTTGTTCAGCGCATCGGCCACTACCTCGATGGCGTGGGTGATGTTCTTGCGGGTCTTCTCCTCGGCCTTCTCATGCATCGACCAGATTTCGACGATGCACAGGGTGATGGCCACAAGGCTGCTGGCGATGGGTACGCAATACACACTTGTAGATGAGAACTGTGCCCACACGAAGTGGATAAGCGTGTCGATGCCAGCCGAGATAAACATCACGCCCTCATACAAGGCGAACTTGGTGATGCTGCGTGAGAACAGGTAACTCGTCCTCGCCTCGCCTCTCAACTTCGCTTTTCTCCACCCGAAAGCGGCATCCATGCACATGGCACCGATGACCACGCACATGGCTACCACCACGATGAGGTACATGATGGGCAGACCGTTCAGAATTGATATGTACTCCCTGAACATCGCCTATCCCCTCCCGAAGTGCAGACCGATGACAACGAGCATGGCCACCGCCACACCGATACAGGTGTAGCCGAGGTCTCGCCAGCTCCACTCGTTGCCCTCGGTATTGTTGTCGCACCACTCTTTCACGATGCCGGCGATAACGCCAGCCAAACAAGCCCACAACCCCGCAAAGAGGTCGTTGCTATTGATATAGCAGGGTATGCCCACCGCCACTGCGATGAGCGCCCCCGCCATTATGTGCTTAATCCTGTCAGTCATAATTAGATATTGTTTTCAACTTGTTTATGTGTCGCAGTTCCAACGCTCACCGAACCACCGCCAAGGTTGTTGCCGACAACGCTGATATAGTCGAGAGTGCCCTGAACACGCACCGCCGCATTGCTTGCCACGCATCCAGTTACCGACAAATTCGTTATCGCGGCATCGTTTGCGGTGTCAAGCAGGTACTTGCCTGTAGTGTACGGCGCAAACGTCTCGCCGCTGATGCTGAGGATGCCAACGGTTCCGCTGAGGTAGATGTGGCCGCCAGTGTTGTTGACGTTGTTGCCCGATATCGCAATCTTGTTGGCGGTCTGTATCTTGACAGCGGCGACAGCGCAGTTGCTCAAGTGGTTGCCAGTGAGGGACAGTGATATATCGTTTTTCCCGATAATGTCAACAAGGTAAGTTGCCCCCGCAGCATTTCCGTGGCCCTGGATGGTGTTGCCTGCGACCGCAATCTCATACAATACCTGTGTGTTGTTGGTGCATTCCGCAATGATGCAACGCTTGTCTGCCATCGCCGTATCAACCGGGAAGTCGTTGCCGACCTCGATGTCATTGCCGGTGATTTGGATGTTGGCAATCTGCTTCGGGTTGTTGAAGTAGATGCAATACTTGCAATAACTGATGTGGTTGCTGCTGATGTTCACTTGGTGCAGACTAAGGCTATTGCCGAACTCAATGCCCGATAATGCGATTGCCCAGATGTTGTTGTTCTCGATGATGAGATTGCGGCCCAAGGTGTCGAGCACAATGCCGTTGCCCATCAAATAGATATGGCATCCTCTTACAATCGCACCGAAACAATTCTTTATCTTGATACCTGTGCCATTGCCGTTGCCGCCGAAGTTGGCAGCGGTGGCACCAGTGAGATACCCCCAACCTTTAGCCGAAGTGATATGCACATCCTCGATGACAAAGGACGATGCCAGCATGATTTCCTTGGTCTTGCCGCCAGTGCTTGCGTCTCCCGTGAAGTTGCCGACCACATCAAGAGCCACCATGTCGTCAGTGTTCCCCGCGTCAAGTATGATGGTTGCTCCGTTGCCGTTGAACTTGGTGATGTAGCGGGGATGTATCTTCAGCGGGGCGGTGATGCGGTATATTTTGCCTCCGTCAAGGTTCACCTCTCCACGGGTAGCAGATATCATGCTCTGCAACGCAGCGGTGTCATCAGCAACACCGTCACCCTTTATCCCGTAAGAATCCCCTTTCCAGTCCTTCTGAATGAAGTTATAGGGGACTTCGGGATAGCCGACAAGTTTGTAGGGCTGGCGATTGTCGCACTGGGCAATCACCGTTACCGCTCCTGATGGAACCCTGTTGAGGATATCAAGGTTCTTATAGAACACTTCACCGAACACGTCACCAACAGGCGTGGCATAAGGTTTTGCATCAACACCCACCACATTGTCACTGCTGTCGAAGAAGATTGCGGCATAATATAACGGATATTGTTTAAGGTATCCTGTAAACAACAATGCCTTGTAATCGGCAATCGTCAGCTTGCCAGTATTAATGTAAGACGGATTGCTCTGTAATGTTGCCTGCCATGTGGTAAAGTCAACTTGGTAGTATCCGCTTTCGGTAAATGGTATCTCAATGCCATCAAGCCTTGCAAGCGAATCATCAATGCGGCTATTGAGTTGTTCAACCTCATCTTCAAGTTGTTCAGTCGCACTGCCTTTGTCGATGGTCGCAGTAAATCCGTCAGTGGTCTTGTAGCCGATGGCAACATCTACACCGCCTTCTGGAGCGGTAAAAGAGTAATGTGTTGTTCCGCTGACGTAAGGAACGGAGTTGGAGGGGTAGAAACCTTCTGCATGGGTAGTACCTTTGGCAACTCCAATCACGAAACTTGAACTACGACCAGATGGGACATCAACATTAATGGTCTGCCCTGCATCAAGATGGATAAACCTTGACACTGAATAAGGGGGGTCATTGTAGAATGCGCCAGACGAGCTAACGATGTACTTTCCATCTTGGTCGTTTTCGGCATCAGGGCCGTATGTTTCTATGCCCTGCAACTCGTTGAGCGCATCGCCTATCTCCTTGCCCATTTCGGCAGACAAGACCTTGACCTTGGTAACACCATCGACAACTACATCAGTGCCACCTTCGGTGAGATTGTTCACAACAATCACGCCGTCAGCACTGGCAACTCCGCTGTTACCTTGCGGGCCAGCTGGGCCAGTGTCGCCAGTGTCGCCTTTATCACCCTTATCGCCTTTGTCACCTTTCTCGCCTTGGGCACCAGTCTCACCAGTCTCACCTTGGGGGCCTTGGGCACCAGTCTCACCAGTCTCACCTTGGGGGCCTTGAACACCCTGCACGCCTTGGGGGCCTTGAGGCCCTTGTGGCCCTGTTTCTCCCTGCGGCCCTTGTTCGCCTTGAGGGCCTTGTTCGCCTACCACCGTGCCGAGGTCGATGACCTTGTTCGTCGGCGTGTAGTGCTCGCCGTTCATGACGATCTCGTTGACTTGGCCAGCCTCGTCGATGGACTGCTGCATCTCCGCCAACTTGGTCGGCAGATCTTTGCCGTCAGGCGAGAACTTCACGTCATCAGCAAGGATGTCGTAGTCTTGCTTGACACCGTTCTCATCATATACTTCAAGAAGATTATCTAATGCCATATTATTGATTGTTTATGTGGATTTTTACTTTGTTGTCGTCAATTTCGACCTCTGAATTGCCGTAACCGGCACGGAGGTTTATTGAGTTGTCGTCGATGTCTGCATCCAGGCCTCTGCCTGCATACAGGCGGACATATCCGTTGCCGATTACGACGGCTGATTCCCTCCCCTTGATGACGGGGTAAGTGGCAACAACGTCGTATTCGGGTGATTGATACTTCTGCCCCTCCTCCGTCGTGTCAACAACGGAGAGGACTGCCTTCTGCTTGAAGCGCATCGGGTATTTGAGGTGGCCGTAAACGTAGTCGAAATATGCAGTGATGTCATATTCGCCACACGGCAGGTGACCGTGGTCGTTGAAGACGATATAGTTGCGGTTTGCCGTGCCTTTGTATTGGCGAATCAATGACCCGCGACTCAATACAACCCAGATGTCGCCGTTGATGTTCTTGACGGTCTCGTTCTTCGTCACATACCCGTCCTGGAGCATGTGTTCTATCTCAACGATGGGAAACATGAGCGAAAGCTCATTCCCTTGGATGTGGAGTATTACGGTCTTCGCCATATCTCAGTCTCCTACTACATGCACACGGCAGCGGGTGCCGCGCACATGGCGTTTTACGGGTTTATACATGTTGGCGTACTCGATGCACTCTGCAAGGTACTTCTCTGCCACATCCATCGTGTCGTTGTAGCGCTTGAGCTCTGCATCGTTGGTGTGGTAGGCATACTGGTCGTTGTGCTGCATGGCTCCCGCACGGGCGATGATGCTGCCGTCGTTGCGCTGCATCTTGGCATAGACGAAATAGGCCAGTGCCTTACGCAACCCGTTGCAGTAACGCATCTCGCCACTCGCGTTGCACCCGCAATCACCCACGGGCTGGTATTCGCCTCCGTCAAGCAGGACGACGGGGTTAAACCCCTTGTCATAGATTTCGCCCCATTCCTCGGCGCATGGATCGGTGGCTGTGGCCTTCTTCATTGTCGGCCAGCCGACAGCGGGAATGATATGCACATCCTCGCACTCGCGGATGAACTGGGCAATCTCGTCATCGTCGGTGTGGATGCTCACAGGCCGTGCCAGCTCGCGGAACTGCTCCGGCCATATCAGCAGTTGTCGTTTCTCGTTATACATTGGTGGTTGCTCCTGCGTATCTGATGGGAATAATACTGGTGTCAACATTGTGCATGATGGTGTCATACCATACGGCGAACAGGGCAGTCAACCCACGGCTGATGAAGCGCTGCTCGTTGGTGACCTCGCCAGCGTAGTAGGTATATGCGTCGGCCATCACCGTGCCGCTGAAGCCCAGCTTGCCGCAGCGGATAGCATAGAACAGTTCCTGATGGAACTGGGCATATATGCGCTCGACGACCGAGGCATCAGTGGCGGTGAAGTCCTTGTCATAGTTGTTGGCGGTGAAAGGCACGACAACAGGCATGTCCTCGGCATTCTCCAGTTCGATGAGCAGCAGCTTGCCACACCTCTCGTCTCCCTGGAAGGCTGCGAGGTCTTCGGGGGTAATCGTCGGCTCGGTGACCTCGTTCCCGTTCTCGTCGACTTTAGGTGTGCCCTTCTTGGTGACGAGCATGGCCGACGTGAGGAAGTTGTTGCGGGCGTTGCGGTTCTTGATGTTCCCGAGGCCCTCCTCGGTGGACATGTCACTGATGACGGCATCATAGATTGGTGTGGGATAGACACCATCCCCTGCCGTACTCATCCACAACACCTGCCCCTCGTAGTGGTCAATGCCGCCAGCCATAAGTATCTGCTCACGGACGACACGCGGGTCGGGGTTGAAGATGTTGAGCCTCGACACATGGCGGCTGTCGACTGCCACACGCTCACCACGTCGTGTTTTGTTTCCAGTCCAGTCGGGATGCACAAGGATGTGCTGCACCTGCCCCGAGTCGTCAGGCTCCTCGAGACGGCAATGTTCAAAGGGGATGTGGTGGAGCTCCGTCGCCTGCCCGAGCACATTGTAGTTGACATGCACGGCGTAGCCCGAGAAACGGGCTACATCGTTCACGAGGGCATGCAGCAGGTCGTCAGCGGTGGCTCCCGATGAGTTCACACCATAACCAGCAAGGCCGTCACGGAGACCGTCGCCTTCGATGAATTTGCAGTAGCGGTTGATGCACAGCTCTGCTGTCCCTGATGCTGCAGCAAGCCTCTGCATGTGGTGCGGGTACAGGTTGTCCTTTCCCCAGCGTTGCATGTTGAGGTTGCTGTCGAACCTCACGTCATAGCGAGGCTGCGCCATCTTGACTTGCTGGACATTCATCTTTTGTGCTTCTTGGCCTTCTTCTTGGCCTTTTCGGGTTGAACACTTGCCTTTGCAGGCTCTTCTTCCTCCACGGGCGTTTCTGCCTGTTTGGGTTCCTCTTCGGGCACGACATCAAACATATCACGCTTGCCGGGGAACATCTCAAGGTATTTCGCGGCCACATCGTCAGTGAGGTTGGCGTTGGTGTAGATTTTCCCGTCATCAATCAGCGGTGAATTGATGATGAAACCTGCACGCATGTGGTAATTGCATTTCTTTGTAACTTCCATCTTTCTCGTTCTCCTTAATCTCACCGTCATCTCGATAACGGCATCGTGGTAACATCTTCGGCAGCTCGTCTTCTTGAAGTATCTGCCCATCACCTGCGGGTAGAGCTCCTCGATGAGCTGCTTCTGCTCTAAAGAAAAGGGGGCATTTCCGTGCCCCCTTAACTCTTCTAAAATAACGAGAGCCTCGTCGTGTGTCATGACTCGCTCTGCATTGTCAGACGGCAGCAGTCTTCAAAGACTCGTACTGTGCGGCAGTTGTCGTTGCATCAGTCTTGAAGTAGAAGATGGCGCTCTTGCGGGCACCAGTCTCCTGCAAGGTGATGATCCAGCCGCCGTCGGTGTCGTCGCTGTACTTGTCGTTGGTTCCCTCGCTGGCAACAAGGCCCTGGGTGTAACCATAGACCTGGTACTCGCCGTCACCGTTTGAACCCTTGTGCTTGTTGCGCAGAATCATGACGAATGTGCCGTTGGCAAGGCCGTCGATGATGTTGTGGGCAACGTCGGGGTCATTGGCAAGCACGACAACGGGAACGCTGTGCGACCAGGTGTTGCGGTAAGTGCCCACCTCAAGGGTGGACTGGGTGCCGGTGAACGGGGTGTTACCCATCTGGCTCACCTCATAGGCTTTCTTGCCGCTCTTCAACACCAGCGTCTCGATGATGTTCGGGTTGCTGGAGTTGAAGACGGTGGCAGAAAAGTCGATGTCGCTGCGGTTCATGATGAGGCCGTCGGCCTCGAGACCCTTGGTAACAAGGTCTTCACATGCGAAGTCGATGTCCTTCGCGATGATTGATTCACATAAATTAGCCATAATTCTAATACTTTTATGGGTGATTAGAATGCGGCCTGGAATGCCTTGTCGTTAAGCAGCATCGCTCCGATGAAACCAGTTGCATACATGAACATGTTGCGGCTGATGGGGTCGAAGTAGATGTCGAAGTCCTGTACGAACTCGCCAGCGGGGGTGCCGATGAGGATGTTGTCGCGGTTGGTCAGCACGGCGCGGTAGGGCTTGCTGCCACCCTCGAAGTAGCTGATGTACTCGTCCCACTTGGGCAGTGCGATGTACTGGATGCCGTTCCACGAAGTGGTGCGGATGCCGTTCACGCGCTGCTCCCAAGGCAGACAGCCACAGCCGCTTTGACGCATGTCCCAGTCGATGGCCGTAGCCATTGCCTGCGTCATGTAGATCACCTTGTCCTGCAAGGCGGAGGTCGATGCGTTGGCATCAATCATCATCTGCTCGATGATGCCGAGAGGCACGCCAGCCACAAGCACGCCAGCCTTGGTGTTGGTGGTGATGGTGGTGCGCTGGCCGCCGTCGATGGTGAT